ATTTTATGAAGCGAGACATTGGATGGGGGATTATATGGGTATCTTATGCTACGGCTAATTTTGGGTTAATGGTGGTTGGGAATCAATAAAGAGTGTAATATGAGCAAATGAGTCTCTCATACACCAACACCCCCGTTTTCATTGGGGTTCCCGACACTGACAGTGTGAATACGGGTTTTACTGGTTCTATGGACTATATTCCTGCATTACGTTCTGATGTTAGTTTAAATACGTCTTCTGAGCCGAAGCGTAATTTAGGTGTTGATGTAAACCTTAATGATCAATTTAGGTTTGGGGGGTCTTTATCTGCTAACATAACTATAGAATCATTCATTCAAGGTAGTGGTGGGGGTTATACTAGCATTGGTGAAGGTTTCAGATATTTGAGTGGGACAACCGAAGCGCGGCAAGCTTATGTCCCCATACAGATTGGAGAAAATTTATATAAAAAATGTTATCCGTCAGAAGTGACGATAACGGTGGAGCCTTACTTACCCGCGATCATTAGAGCATATTTTGTTTCTTTAGATCCTCCTACGGGGACTAAGATTTCAGGAAAAGATCCTTTAGCTTCTACTGCTTTAAGTCTTGAGAATTATGCTATACCCATTTATTCGGACGATATGGTTTATGGTCATACTTGCTCGGTCAGCAACATGAACGAAGTTGTAGGGGCAGTTCAGTCTCAAGCCACTTTCACTAGAAAGTATAATAGAAGTCCCGTATATGAGATAGGCTCTCCAAATCCATCTAGTATGCTTTTAGACGGAATAGAAGAAGAATTAAGTATTACTGCCACAGGCTTAAATAACTTTATTAATTTAAGCGGACAACTTCTAGCGGGATCAGTTGAGATAGGCTTACAAAACGAAGACAATAATTTTGATGTTGGCTCTTTAGTGGAAATAATCAAAATGCCAGCAGGAGCAAGGGTTGTGGATCAGAGTTATGGGATCAATGGGGGAGATTCAGTTCAAACAACTGTGAGATTAAGGAATACGCCTTTGTAATTTACGTGTAAATACATTTACATGGCACGTAAAACTTTGTCTAATATTGAGTTAAAGCCACACTTCCACCACTCAATTAAATTTAAAGAGCGAAAGTTCAAATTTACTCCCCGCCAAAGGGGTTTTTTGTCTACAGTCCTAGATCCTAGCGTAAAGATCTTTTTTGTTTCAGGGCCAGCGGGTTCAAGCAAAACTTATATGTCCTTATACGGCTGTCTAAGGTTATTAGCCGAGGACAACGAAAAAGAGTTGCTATATGTAAGGAGCATAGCAGAAAGTGCGGATAAAGGATTGGGAAGCCTACCAGGGGATATAACAGATAAATTTGATCCATTTTTGATGCCTTTGTATGATAAGTTGGATGAGATAATTTTTGAGGGTGATACAGCTTATTTAAAACAGGTTGGTCGCGTCTCTGCGGTGCCTATAAACTTTCTCCGTGGAGCTAACTGGGAGAATAAGTTAATTGTAGCAGATGAGGCTCAGAACTTTACGTTTAAGGAGTTAACTACACTGATAACTCGTATAGGAGAAGGAAGCAAGTTAATTATTTGTGGGGACTTTATGCAAAGCGACATCAATGGCAAAACTGGTTTTGGTGAAATGTTTGATTTATTTGCAGGAGAGGATTCTGAAAAGAATGGTATACATTCATTTAAATTTAACCGCTCTGATATTGTTCGTAGTAAAATTTTAAAGTTTATCATTTCTAAATTAGAAACATATAAAAGAGTGTAATATGATATGTATATAACAAGATGAGCGTCAACGCGACAGCAGCGAATTGCTTATATACACAGGACCACGATCTTGTTTATTTTTAGAAAATTAGTCATTTAAATATATAAATATAATAGCGATGAGCCATTTATTTTGTCATAGTTGCGGAACGAAGATTTCTTACGGCCACGCAAAACCAAACTTTTGCGGTAAATGCGGTCAACAATTGAATGCAAGTGCTTCGGCTAATGTAGCAGGAGAAACCTCTACAGTAGAAAAGTCTGTTATTCTATCTAATGACGAAACAGATGCTTCTTTCGTTCCTAAGTTAACTAATTTTGAAGTTGATTACGAGGTAGAAAAGAAAGCTATGACTTTAGGTTCATTAATTGGCGAGGATGCCCAACCTGATAAGAAAGAGAGGAAGCGCTCTCAATCAATTAATGAATTTATTGATGAAAAAAAGAAAGAAAGGTGAATATTCCTACGAAGATTTTTCGGACATCATAGATGTCGCAATAAAAAAACAGCAATACAAATGGAGGTTGACTGCTGTTAGGTGGTTTGATTTCGAAGACGTAGAGCAAATTATTAAACTACACATTGCTAAGAAGTGGCACATGTGGGATCAAGAGCGTCCTCTTGAACCGTGGATAGGGCGCATTATATCTAATCAATTAAGAAATCTGATTAGGAATCATTACGGCAACTATGTTAAGCCTTGCACCAATTGTAAATTTGCTTTGGGAGAGGGATGCTCCCTTACCAAAACAAGCAAGCAAGATTCAACCTGCACTTTGTATGCGAAGTGGGAAAAAAGTAAAAAGTCAGGTTTAGAACTCAAAACTCCTCTTTCTACAGAGGATTTCGTTCAAGAGGTAGAGGGTAGACCTTACGATGGATTTGATTTCGATGTTTCTTTGTCCAAGCTTGATGTCTACATGGAGAAGAAGCTAACTGAAGTTCACTATAAAGCTTACAAGATGTTGTATTTTGAAGAGAAGACAGAAGAAGATGTAGCTCGGTTTATGGGTTACAAATTGTCACCACAGAAAAATAAGCTGGGTTATCGGCAAGTTAAGAACCTAAAGAAAAAATTCTTAGAGACAGCTATAGAAATCATAAACGAGGAAGATATTATAGGAGATGGACTTGAATGATAAACAGAAGACTTTCTTAAGAGAGAATGCTGGGAAAGTTCAGGACTTGATACTTTTAACTAGACAGTGCTTTGAAGATGAAACCTTGGACGGTAGGTCGCGTCAAGGTAGAGCTGTTAGAAAGTTTTTAACAGAAAACGCTATAGATTACAAAACCACAAGCCGTCCTCCTGCTGAAGCTATAGAGTTTACATCTGAACAAATAGAATTTATATTAGACCAAGCTAAAGATGGGCTTTCCTCTTTGCAAATCGCACAAATTGTTTTCCCCGATAAACAAGTTAGACCATTAAGTGCAGAACAAAGGGCGGTGTTGGCTCAAATACGAGAAGTTAATCCTGACATCATGCCTTCTCAAGACAGTGGTGCTTTGAATTCATACATTTCACCGAAGTCTCCGTCCCGAATCATCAAGAAAATCAATGATGCAACGGGTTTGGGTTTAGATGAACCAAAGCTGAACAGGCAAAAACAAGTTTGTGTAGAAAAACTAGGAACCAATCTGTCAAATTCAAGATTTCTTAAAATTATTAACAATTATCTTAATGAAGAGGACAGGGTGTTGTTTGAGCATGAGTTTATTAGATTAACTTGGGACAAGCCTGACTTAACTGCTGATGAGATTAATTTGTATTTAAATGTTTGCAAAGAGGTAATTAATTTGGAAGTCATCAGCGCCCACCTTAACAAATTAAACAATATGTTTGATGAGGCTGATGAGCAACAAGAAATGTCTATACGTCTAGCGGAAATTATTAAAGCGAAGAGTTCTGAGTATCACCAATGTGAAACACGCATCGAAAACCTCACTAAGAAGCTGCAAGGTGATCGCGGGGAGAGAATGAAGAAATTACAAAAAGAGAATGCTTCCTTTCTTTCTATTGTCCAGCTGTTTCAAGAAGAAGAGGAAAGGGCCAACATGGTTCGTATAGCAGAGATGCAAAAGGCGGCAGTGAAGAAGGAAGCGGATAGGTTAGAGGGAATGTCAGAGTGGAAAGCTAGAGTTTTAGGAATTGGTAGAGAAGATGTCTTATAAATGTAAAGAATGTGGAGATTCTTTTGATTCGTTAAGGAGTCTACACGCACATATAAAAAAACATGGTAAATACCTTGGGGATTACTATGTAGAGTATTATGGAAGAAAAGATAAGCTAACAGGAGAGCTTATCCCTTTTAAAAAATACGATCAGTATTTCGCTACTGATTTTATCACTAAGCGGAATATGAGGAAGTGGTGTAGCACAGCACCCCCTGATGAGGTAAAACAATTCGTCTCAACAACTTTAAAAGAAAAAATAGAAGATAAGGGATTAACAGGCGGTCCCCCCGCTCTATACCTCCAAACATCAAAGCTCCCCGACTTAGAGATATGCAAAGACGTTTTCGGTAGCTACCACGAAGCATGTAACCAATTTGGTATGTTGCCCATGTTAGGCGAGCAACTACCAAATGAATTTAAAAAAGATTATTCAGATACGGTCATTCTTGTGGATACAAGAGAGCAACAGCCATTGTATTTTAAGAACTCAGAATCTCTAAAGCTGGATGTGGGAGATTACGCTGTAGGGGGAGATTTGTATGACTATACATTCGTGGATAGGAAGTCTTACCAGGATTTCTGTGCTACTGTGACAAATGGTTATGCTAGATTTGTAAAAGAACTTGAAAGGTGTAGGTCAATGGGTTGCTTCTTATTTATAGTAGTAGAAACAGCCTTTGGAGATATGTGGGGTCAAAATGCTAGAGGCTATAAGAAGTTCAATCTAGATTATGTGTTTCATCGTATGCGATCCATACAGGCTCAATATACAGATTGCTCACAGTTTGTATTTAGCGGGTCCAGAGAAAACAGTGAGAAGATAATTCCCAAAATTCTTGTTTTAGGCAAGAAGCTGTGGAACGTAGACGTTCAATACTTTTGGGACAACCAACTTAAAAAAGATGGCGTGGCAAGAAGGAAAACAAAAACTGAACCGAGAGTTCAAGGATATAAACCAAACTATTCTAGGAAAAGAGGGCTATATAGAGGAAACTGAAGCAAAACTTTTGCTTTATAAGTTTCTAAGAGAAAATCCCTCCTTTGCTTGTGAATTGTTTACAGGGGTAAAATTATTCCCCTTCCAGCACATGGCTATCAAGGCCATGATGGAGTCTGACTACTTTTTGGGCATATGGAGTCGGGGAATGTCTAAAAGCTTCTCTACGGGCATTTTCGCGCTATTAGACGCTATTTTAAATCAGGGTGTCCAGATAGGTATTTTGTCTAAGTCATTTAGGCAGTCTAAAATGATCTTCAAAAAAATAGAAGACATCGCCAAAAGCCCCAAAGCAGGTTTCTTCGCTCAGTGTGTTACAAGAGTCTCAAAAATGAACGATGAGTGGGTTATGGAGATCGGCAGAAGTAGTATCCGCGCTCTTCCGCTTGGTGATGGTGAGAAGTTGAGGGGGTTCCGATTCCAAAGAATGATTATTGATGAGTTGTTGTTGATGCCCGAGAAGATCTACAATGAGGTTATTATTCCGTTCCTTTCGGTTGTAGAGAACCCTACTGAGAGACAAGAGATATATGATTTAGAAACCCAGATGATTGAAAAGGGTGAGATGAAGGAGGAAGATCGAAAGATTTGGCCTAACAACAAAATTATTGGTTTATCTTCTGCATCTTACAAGTTTGAGTATCTATACAAGATATATCAACAGTATGAAGCTCTTATCTTAAATGATAACAAACAAGACGGAGCGCATAGAACTATTATGCATTTTAGTTACGACTGCGCTCCAGAGCAGCTGTATGATCAAAATTTGATTAGTCAGTCAAAAGCTACGATGAGCGAATCGCAGTTCGAAAGGGAATTTGGTGCTATTTTTACAGATGATAGCTCTGGCTATTTTAAGGTAAGCAAAATGGCTCAATGCACCATACCCGATGGAGATGGTCAGAGTGTTGAGGTTGCTGGCAACCCTAAAGATGAATATATTCTGGCGTTTGACCCTTCATGGTCTGAGAGCGAAAGCTCAGATGATTTTGCGATGCTTCTCATAAAGTTGAACCGAGATACTAGAAAAGGAACTGTGGTTCATAGTTATGCATTATCTGGGGCCAACCTAAAAACACACATAAAATACCTTGCTTATGTTCTGACTCATTTCAACGTAGTGGCGATTGTGGGTGACTACAATGGTGGGGTGCAATTTGTTAACTCTTGCAATGAGAGTGATATATTTAAAAAAAGAAACATCAAGCTGGGTGTGATAGAGGCTGAACTCGACAAAGCTCAAGACTATGAGAAAAATCTACGCAAGCTTAAAAATCAATATAATTTAAGTGAAAAGAATATAGTTTTTCTTAGAAAGCCCACATCTGCTTGGATTAGGGTAGCAAACGAGTCTCTGCAATCAGCATTTGATCACAAGAAAATATTTTTTGCAGGAGCGGCTATGAATGATGATTACAACATTCAGAGAAAATCTAAAATACCGATTAAAGATTTAAAGTTTTTAAGAAGCGACCCCAACGAGAAAGGAAGCATTGGTGCTAGAATGATTGATTTTGTCGAACACCAAAAAGACATGATGGACTTAATTAAGGTCCAGTGTGCGCTTATACAAATCACAACTTCCGTTCAAGGAACTCAAAGTTTTGACTTACCTCCTAGCCTAAGAAAACAAAAAGGGGCAGACAAAGCCAGAAAAGACTCGTATTCTGCTTTAGTTTTAGGCAACTGGATGATGAATGTCTTTTATGATATGCAGTCGGATGAGATAGGAAACATTCAGACTACCTTCACACCAATGTTTATTTCTTAACTTTTAAAAGTTGAAAGTTAACTTTGGGGTGTAATATGAACTACATCCCATGTCCAAAAGAAAATACACAAAACGCTCTGAGTATTGGAAGAAGTTTGATCCTAAAGATCATCCATCGTTACCTCCAAACAACCAAGTCGAACCAGAGTTTTTAGGAGACCCTTTTTATACTTCAGATGCGTCATACGGGCAGATATCTAAAGCCCGTAGGCAAGCAGCCAGTAGTAGTAGTTTTTCGGGATCTAGGGTCAATAGGGTAGCCTACAAAAACCCAATAGACCGTTTCCAAAGTATTAGAGTAGGCATGTTGCCTTATCAATACGCAGCTGATGGTGTCACAGCAAGAGACGCTATTGAGCTGTGCCAAAAAGCTTATGCTAATGTAGCTGTATTCAGAAACGCGATAGACATAATGTCGGAGTTTACGAATACTGATATTTATTTAGAAGGCGGGAGTAGGAAAAGTAGAGAATTTTTTTATGAGTGGTTTAAAAGGGTAAACATTATCTCTCTTAAGGATCAGTATTTTAGAGAATACTATAGAAGCGGAAATGTTTTTCTTTACAGGATAGACGGGAAGTTTAAAGCCGAAGATTACGCAAGGTTAATAAATCAAGTGGGTTCTATTAATTCTTCTATAAACAAAATACCTCTTCGCTACATTTTACTTAACCCTTATGACGTAGTAGCTAAAAGAGCTACGACATTTACTTATAGTGGCGCATATCAAAAAGTCTTATCTGATTACGAGTTAGCGCGGCTAGCTAATCCGCAAACTGATGAAGATTTAGCTGTTTTTGAGGCTCTGGACCCTGAAACAAGAAAAGCAATAAAAGACAGGTCTTATTCTCAAAAAGGTATAAACATGGATTTAGATCCTACTAGATTGTCTTATTCTTTTTATAAAAAACAAGATTACGAGCCATTCGCTATTCCATTTGGGTTCCCTGTTTTAGAGGATATTAATGCTAAAATGGAGCTAAAGAAAATGGATCAAGCTATAACTCGGACTGTAGAGAATGTTATTTTGTTAATAACAATGGGTTCCGATCCAGATAAGGGTGGTATCAATCCTAATAATATGGCCGCTATGCAAAACCTTTTCAAGAATGAAAGCGTGGGGCGTGTTCTGGTTTCAGATTATACAACCAAAGCTGAATTTATTATTCCTGAATTAAACTTAGTTCTTGGATCTGAAAAATATGAAATTTTAAATGAAGATATAAAGCAAGGCTTACAAAATATTGTTGTGGGAGAAGAGAAGTTTAACTCTACTCAAGTGAAGGCTCAAATCTTTATTGATCGGTTACAAGAATCTCGTTATGGCTTTTTAAATGACTTTCTCAACAAGGAAATAAAAAGAATAGCTAAAAATCTTGGCTTCAGGTCATGGCCAGAGGCGAAAATGAAGGATATTGATATGAGGGATGAGGTCCAGCTAATGAGAGCTTCTACTCGGTTAATGGAGCTTGGTATTATTACTCCAGAGCAGGGCATGGAAATGTTCCATAATGGTAGATTTCCAGAACCAGATAAACTTGATAAAGCTCAAAAAGATTTTTTAGAGTCCAGAGAAAAAGGTTATTACAATCCTATTGTCGGAGGTGTCCCAGTTTATTCTCCAGACGGTAAAGCAAAAGGCCCGAGGAAGACTGCTGGTAGGCCAGAAGGAACAACCGAAATCCCTTTAGCTAACGCCAAGTATTCTAGAGCTAATATACAAAAAACAATTTATGACATAGAGAGTTTTGTTGATGAGGGCAAAGATAAAATGCTTAAACATTTAAATGTTAAGGAGCTTACTGAATCTCAACAAGAAATGTTAAATAGTTTATGTGAGTCTATTGTTTGCTCTGAAGCTAAAGAATATTGGGGGAAAACCTTAGAATCTTGTGTAAAGGACTTTAATGAAATAGAAAGTCTTCATACTTTGAAAGAGGTTTTAGACATTTCAGCTACACATAGCTTAGAAACATACGCAGCAGCAATTTTATACCACAGCGATGAAAACCAATAATTTTAACCCAAGTGAAATTGAAGTTTCAATTCCTGCCGAACAAATTGAGGCAGCGATGACAAAAAAACAATTTGACAAAATCGACAAGAAGGAACTCAAGCGCGACACTAAAAAAGAGAAAGTCGAGCATGAAAAGGATGCCATCAAGGATGATAAGAGCAAAATTAAAAAACTTGAAAAAGGCAAGCCATCCGAAAAGAAGGACGCAGAAAAGAAGGCTCTGAAAAGAGATATGAAATTCGACAAGAAGTCGAAAGAAAAAATGGAGGGTGAT